TTCCACCATTGACCGTCTAGATTTCTCCACAGAAACCGTCATAGTACCAGGACCTTCTTTATCTCAAGCAAGAAATAATTTAGCAGCAACTTCAAGTAGTTCTTATGGTTACTTTGCTGGAGGTTTTATTCCTGGTAATGTTTCCACCATTGACCGTCTAGATTTCTCCACAGAAACCGTCATAGTACCAGGACCTTCTTTATCTCAAGCAAGAAATAATTTAGCAGCAACTTCAAGTAGTTCTTATGGTTACTTTGCTGGAGGTTTTGCTCCCGGTTCCGTTTGCACCATAGACCGTCTAGATTTCTCTACGGAAACCGTATCAGTACCAGGACCTTCTTTATCTCAAGCAAGAAGTGGTTTAGCAGCAGTCTCAACTAGTTCTTATGGTTACTTTGGTGGTGGTTCTCTGACTCCTACTTCTCTTGTTTGCACTATTGACCGTCTAGATTTCTCCACAGACACTATAACAATTCCAATTATAACACCCAAGTTATCTCAAGCAAGAGATAGATTAGCAGCAACTTCAAGTAGTTCTTATGGTTACTTTGCTGGAGGTTTTGCTCTCGGTTCCGTTTGCACCATAGACCGTCTAGATTTCTCTACAGAAACCGTCACAGTACCAACACCTTCATTATCTCAAGCAAGAACTAATTTAGCAGAAGCTTCAAGTAGTTCTTATAGTTACTTTGGTGGTGGTTATTTTCCTCCTAGTACTCGTGTTTGCACCATTGACCGTCTAGATTTCTTTACAGAAACAGTCACAACACCAACACCTAAGTTATCTCAAGCAAGAACTGGTTTAGAAGCAGTCAGTTACAGGTCAACTCCCACCTTTGAGGAAGTTGATAATGTTTTATATGATATTCCTTATATTTTTTATGGTTACTTTGGTGGTGGTCAAACTCCTACTCCCGTTTCCACCATAGACCGTCTAGATTTTTCTACAGAAATCGTCACAACCCCAACACCTAAGTTATCTCAAGCAAGAGGTAGTTTAGCAGCAGTTTCAAGTAGTCTTTATGGTTACTTTGGTGGTGGAACTACTGGTACTGTTGTTTCCACCATAGACCGTCTAGATTTCTCCACAGAAACCGTAACAGTACCAACACCTAAGTTATCTCAAGCAAGAAGTGGTTTAGCAGCAGTCTCAAGTAGTCTTTATGGTTACTTTAGTGGTGGTGATCCTGGTCCTCTTTGCACCATTGACCGTCTAGATTTCTCCACAGAAACCGTAGGACCACCACCAGCACCAGCACCAAATCAGTTATCTCAAGCAAGAAGTGGTTTAGCAGCAGTCTCAAATAGTTCTTATGGTTACTTTGCTGGTGGTACTATTCCTGGTCCTACTTTTGTTTGTACAATTGACCGTCTAGATTTCTCTACAGAAAGTGTATCAGTTCCAGCAGCTACTGCACCGAATAGATTAAGGAGACAAACTTCAGGTTTAGCAGCAGTCTCAAGTAGTTCTTATGGTTACTTTGCTGGAGGTTTTGCTCCTACTGCTATTTGCACCATTGATCGTCTAGACTTTTCAACAGAAACCGTATCAGCTGGAGATGCATTCCTATCTAGATTATCTCAAGCAAGAGCTAATTTTGCGGCAGTAGCAAATTCACCATCTGCCTTTGGTTATTTTGGTGGTGGATATAGACCTGGTGCTGGAGTGTTTTCTACAATAGATAGATTAGATTTTATTACTGATTCATATGGTATATCAACACCATCGCCCAAGTTATCTCAAGCAAGAAGTTCTTTAGCATCAGCAATTTATAGTAATAAGATTTTTTTAAATAAAAATTCAAATAGTTTAAATTGGTCAGAATTTAAAACTTTTGGATATATTGCTACTGGTGATCAAATTAGTACTATAGATCGTATAGATTTCTCTACAGAGACTGTAACTACTCCAGATTCTAAGATAAAAACTGGTAGAATACAGACTTCCGGAGATGCTAGTGGTGTGACTGGTGCTTCAGGAGTTTATAGTCAATTATATGGATACGTTGCTGGTGGTTATGATGCTAATGATGCATCTTCAACTGACTTTTGGAGACTCAATACTATAAATCGTTTAGATTTTTCTACAGATGGTGTTGCAATTATTAATTCTAAATTGACTAAAAGAGGTTGGTGGGGATCTGGAGTCTCTGGAAATTCTTATGGTTATTTTGGAGGGGGATATACATTTGTTGGAAGTTCAGATACTGGGGATGTATATAGATGTAATTTAGACCGTTTGGATTTTTCTACTGAATTGGTAACAACAACAAATACTGATTTTAAGTATGCGAGATTGGGTTGTGCATCAGTATCAACTAACTCTTATGGGTATTTTGGAGGTGGAGATTTTGCTGTTAGTAGAGTGTTATATTATGATAACTTTGAACGTTTAGAGTTTTCCACAGAAACTGCCTCAGTACCATCATATTTTTTATCTAAGAAAAGACGTGGTTTATCAGCATTTTCAAGCAAATCTTATGCTTATTTTGCCGGAGGTTTTTCTCCTCCTATTGGTTTTAATACTTATGTTTGTACCATTGATCGCTTAGATTTCTCAAACGAATTAACTTCAGTAATTGCCCCTAGATTACCAGATTATAGGGAGACAGCAGTTGGCACTCAAAGTAATCATTATGGTTATATTGCTGGTGGCGCTAGACCTGCTGTTGTTTCTCTTATTGAGCGTCTAGATTTTTCTACAGAAACTCTTTCAACACCAGCACCTAAGTTATCTTCAGCAAGATCTAGATCAACAGCACTTTCTGGAGGAACACAGGTACAAAGAGTTGGTACTGCGACTGCCGGGTATTTTGCTGGAGGTTTTATTCTTCCCAGTGCCGTTTGCACCATAAACCGTCTAGATTTCTCTACGGAAACCGTATCAGTACCAACACCTAAGTTATCTCAAGGAAAACAAAGAATGGCAGCAACCTCAAGTAGTTTTTATGGTTTTTATGGTGGTGGTATTAATACTCTTCCTGCTTATGTTTCTACGATTGACCGTTTAGATTTCTCTACAGAAACCGTAACAGTTCCAACACCTAAGTTATCTCAAGCAAAAAATTTTTTAACAGCAATCTCAAGTAGTTCTTATGGTTACTTTGGAGGTGGTTATTTTCCTCCTCTTACTAGTGTTTGCACTATTGACCGTCTAGACTTCTTCACAGAAACCGTCACAGAACCAACATCTAAGTTATCTTCAGCAAAACTTGCTTTATCAGCAACATCAAGTAGTTCTTATGGTTACTTTGGTGGTGGTAATAGTTCCCCTTCTAGTGCTCTTTGTACCATTGACCGTCTAGATTTTTCTACAGAAACTGTCACAGTACCAGGAGCACAGTTATCTTCAGCAAGAAATTTTTTAACAGCAATCTCAAGTAGTTCTTATGGTTATTTTGCTGGCGGTCTAGATCCTTTAACTAGTAATGTTTGCACCATTGACCGTCTAGATTTTTCCACAGAAACCGCAACAGTACCAGGACCCCAGTTATCCAGAATAAAACAAGGTTTAGCAGCAGTCTCAAGTAGTTCTTATGGTTATTTTGGTGGTGGTAGTGCTCCTCCTCAACTTTCCACCATTGATCGTCTAGATTTCTCCACTGAAACAGTAACAACACCAACACCTAAGTTATCTCAAGCAAGAACTTTTTTAACAGCAGTCTCAAACGCAAACTAAATAAAACAACTATATCATTATTGATATGAATGATTTACTTTCTAATATTTTAATTCAACCCAAAGTAGTCACTAAAGAGAATTGTAAATATCTCATTGATTATGCAAATAGTGCAGAAATGGAACAGATGGGAGTCTTCGATCCCGATAAAACAAATCTTACAAAGCAACAAGAACATAAGGTAGATAAGTCATCCAGAGATGTGAAGTGTGCCGATGTAACACCAATACTTCCTCAGATTCACGATCTGATGGCAAATATTATTGATCATGTTATCAATCCTTTTTATGGATTTAAGATCAAAGACAGTGAAATGCCACAACTTCTTTACTATGAAAAAGGAGGGCACTATAAACCTCACTATGATGCAGAAGCACTTTGGACAAATCCCGATGGAACTCAGATGTGGAAAAAGAGTGTAGATCGTGATCTTTCTACGGTTCTTTTTCTGAATAATGATTTTGAAGGCGGATATTTTACATTTCCAGATTTAAGAGTCACTATTAAACCAGAACCAGGACTTCTTGTTTGTTTTCCTTCTTCTAGATGGTTCAAACATTGTGTAGAACCAGTACTTTCAGGTCAAAGATATACTCTTGTAACCTGGATGAGAGTTCAGGGTTTTAAAACAAAAGAAGAACAAGATAAAGAAATTGAAGAGAAGTATGGAATCAAGGTTCCATAAATAAAAATAACATTTCAGAAGTTCTATAATGACACAACTTATTAAACATTATTGGGTTGATAGAGACAGACCAGGAGTATTTGCAACAACACCAGCACAATTTGCACAACCAATGTTTGGTGTAGTTGGATTTACTGCTGAAGGTATTGTGGGAGTTCATTCACTAATTGATGAAAACGGAATTGAATTTTTCCTTTCAAATGTACCTGACGAAACAGTCATTACTGAAGTAAATCCAGGTCTTTCAATTCTGACTCAACAAGAATGGGATGATGAAATTGATGCTTATGATTCAAGACAATCTATAAAAAGACAAAGTAGTGTAAGAAAATATCGCAATCAACTTTTAGATGAAACTGATTGGGTGGTAATTCGTTCAACAGAAACTGGTGTGGCATTATCACAGGAATTCACCGATTGGAGGCAAGAACTTAGAGATCTTCCTACAGTTCAACCATTCCCAACAGAAATTCCTGCTGCCCCAGCAGACGTATCTGTTAATGAATCAGTTTATGCTAATTTTGTAGGAGAATTGAGAGGAATTCATATGATTAATGATCCTCTTCCCCCACTAGAACAATCTCAACCTTGAGTTAAAAGAGTATAACATTTATCATTACGGTCATATGCATAGTCTGCATACTGACCGTTTTTTCTTACAAAGTGTAGAAACAATTGCATAAAACGATCATTATCGTGAGTTCTTAAAGGACTTCTCCAATGAGGAACGATTGTCCCAAGATATGCAACTCCGTGACCAACTGGTGTTATAACTTCTCTTCTTTTATCTGTTAGATCTTTGAGTTTGATAGGCCATTTTGCATCACCACAAATATTCATCGTCACTGATACTTCACAAGATGGACGATCAGTATGACAGTTCATCCAACCACCTTTATGATAAGTTGTAGAAAACCAATAGGTTGGAATAAGTTCTTCACCGACTAATTCCTCAAGTATTGGTTGCATTCTTTTCATTACATATGTGCAGGATGGTGGTGCATAACAAAATAAAACTCTTCCTCTTTCAGGATCCCAAGTACCATTTAAATTACCAAGATCTTTTACTGCACCACAAAGATTTTGATATTTTATTTGTATTGCTTCTTCTTGAGAAATAATTTCTGGAAGATAATGCCAACCTTTCTTCAAAAAATCACTCATAAATTCTATAATCAATTTATTTTAGATTATTTAGAACACTTTATAAATAGATACAAGTGCATTAAAGACGAGTGGCATTCTTAAGTTCTATTATTGGTGGTAATTTTATTGGTGCTCAGGGCATCCAAGGAACTCAAGGTATTCAGGGACTTCAGGGAACTCAAAGTCGTCAAGGAACTCAAGGACTTCAGGGTGTTCAATCAACTCAAGGAACTCAGGGATTAAGTAATCAAGGTACTCAGGGTCTTCAGGGAACAATTGGACCAGCATCAAGTTGGACTTTAGTTAAAAAGACAACCGATGAAAGTCGAAATAATAATGTGACTACAGCAAATGATAGTGAATTACTTTTTTCGATGACTTCTGGAGTTGAATATGCAATTCGTGGTAAAATATTTTATACAACAACTGCTGCTGCTGACTTAAAGTATAGATTTTCTGGACCAACAACGTCTTCTGTTTTAAAATATGTAAGAGTTACTAATACTAATGGTACTGGCGCAAACCCATTTTTGGCACTTGGTCTCACTACATCTTTAGATACTGTTGATGTTGCATTAACTGATAATGCTTCTGGTCTGGTTATTATAGAATTGGATGCAGTAGTAATTCCTTCAGCGACTGGTAATTTTGCATTTCAGTGGGCTCAGAATACATCAAACGCTGGGCCCACAACTGTTTATGGTGGTAGTTATTTTGAATATACAGTAATTTAATTTTTAAAAATATGGACGAAGAACTTCAATTAAAATGGGATAATGTAAGAAAACTTAGAAATGTCTTTCTTTCTAGATCAGATTGGATTGCTTTGGTAGATTGTCAATTATCTAATACTCAAAGAACAGCATGGATGGATTATAGACAATCTTTGAGAGACATTACTCTTCAATCAGACCCAGATAATATTATTTGGCCAGAAGAACCTTAAATAAATAATATAAAGTAAAATGAATTAAGATGTCACTATCAACAAATACAACGTATAGAATTTATGTTGAGAAGTTGGGAGCCACTGATCCAACAGAATTTATTGGAAATCAGGGAGAAATTTTTTATGATCCGTTTGATCCAGAATTAAAATTATCTGATGGATCTACTCCTGGTGGAGTTACTCTAGGTTCATCTCCAGTCGTCGGACATTTATATGTTGTTGGTAATGCTACCAATACAACATTTCCCGCAGCATCGGATAACGTCTGGACAAAAGTTGCTGGAACTACTACTGTTGGTGATTTTAATGTTGGATTTACTCATACCAATAATCGTCTAACTTGTACTAGCACGACTACAGATCTTTATCTTGTTACTGCTGGAATTTATTTTGAAGGAGTTGGTGGAACTTATGATGCACAGTTTTCTTTTTACGATAGTAATGTGGGAATCAGAACTTCTGCAACAGTAACGCACGAAGCTTCAAATGGAATTATTAATCATGTAACATTAACTGATGTAGTTCAATTGAATCAAAATGATTATGTTGAAGTTCATGTTAAAAATACCGCAGATGACACTTCCATTCATATATCAGATATGAATTTGATTCTTACTAAAATTTGAAAATCTGTGCTATAATAAGATCTAAATAATTTTTTGTATTTGCATTTTATGGCAGTAGATGAAATGAATTTTGTTAAGCTTGCCTTGCAAAATGGGGGAAGCATTCATCCATTAATTATTCCTGCATCAGATTTAAAGGGACCAGCACTCACAAACCCATCAATTTATATTGATGGGGATAAGATATTAGTTAATCTGAGAAATATTAACTATACTTTATATCATTCTGAAAAGAAAAAGTTTGAGCACCATTGGGGTCCTCTAGTTTATATTCATCCAGAAAACGATTGGCGTCTTCGCACTTGGAATTATATGTGCGAAATGGATGAAAATATGAGAATTAAAAAATATACTCGTATTGATACTTCAGATTTTCCTGACAAAGAACTCTGGGATTTTGTTGGTCTAGAGGATGCTCGTATCGTTCGTTGGGATGGGAAACTTTATATTTGTGGAGTTCGTAGAGACTTAGATACGATTGGAACAGGTCGTATGGAACTCTCTGAGATTGAAATTACGGATAATGGTGTAAAAGAACTTAAGCAATATCGTATTCCAGCTCCTGGTGCAAACAATTCATATTGTGAAAAGAATTGGATGCCTATTATCGATATGCCATTTCATTTTGTGAAATGGACAAATGGTACTGAAGTTGTTAAGTATGATATTGAAACTGGTCAAACAACTCAAGTAGTTTTAACTAATTGGAGAGATATTGGTTGTATTGATCTTCGTGGAGGATCTCAAGTTATTCCTTTGGGTAATGACTATAGATTCTGTCTAAATCATGAAACTTATCTATTCCAGAGTGAGCAGAATAGAAAAGATGGAACCTATAGGCACCGCTTTATTGTTTGGGATAAGAATTGGAATATTGTAAAAGTATCCAAGCAATTTGCATTTATTAATGGTGAAATTGAATTTGCTGTTGGTATGTGTGAGTATGGCAATGACTTTCTAATTACGTTTGGTTTCCAAGATAATGCTGCCTATCTACTCAGAGTTTCAAAAGATTTTGTGAATGATTATATTTTTGATTGATCATGAACTTGATAATTGGCAGTAGTGCAGGTACATTTAGTACTATCTTAAGATTTCTTTCTTGGATGTTGGTTGAAGATATTTCTGATAATGACATATCATTATATCTTCACTGGCCAAATAAGACTGATTTTGAGGGAAATGGTTATTGTAAATATGGTGATTTTTATCGAAATATACAATATGATCAAATGCCAGTTGCTTTATTAGAACGGTATAATCATGCAAATGATATATTTTGTTTTAATAATAAGGATCTAAATCTAGGTTTTGATCTTTATTCTGAAGATCATGTTTATACTATTAAAAATTTAATCAAGACTTATCCTGATATCTTAACGAGACATGATGGTGCTGGTTGGAATATTAAACAATATTTTGACACACAAACACTATCTGATATTAGAAATTTATACCACAATATGTGGAAAAAATTAAAAATATCAAAATATATGGAGGATGAAATTGATAGACAATTTGAAATTATCCAAGATAAAAAGGTTCTTACTTTAATGATAAGATATTCTGCTCATTATATTGGATGTCAAGATGATTATTTAAATGAGATTGTTAAAGAAGTTAATGGTAAAATAGATGATTATGATAATATATTTTTACTGACACAAGTTCAAGAAGTTTTTGATCTCTTTATGAATACTTACGGTGATAAATGCATTACTCCAGATAGAAGAAGAACAACTACTGATTGGAAGGGTAATGATGGTTTAAAAATAATGAGTGAATCCGAATATAGAAGAGAAATTGAAGAATGTATTATTGACGTTGTTTTGGCAAGTAGAACATCCTATATTATGTCTGGTGCAAGTAATATGCTTTTAGGTGCTCTTTCGATAAATCCAAATATTTCATTTAAAATATTTGATTGTTTTGAATGTACAAATGGTGCATAATGTCAATATATCTAGAAACAAACTCTGATGGATCTAGAAGTTCTAGTGCTATAAAATGTGGAAAAAATGAAGGTATAGGAGCAATACTTCAATCTCAATTATTTCTTTATGCAATTTGTAAAAAACTCAAAGTAGAATTTTATAACTCTGGATTTAAAAATATAGGACATTCATCTTATTCAGATTATTCTCAGGAGGAATGGGATAACTTATTCACTAATTTTTTTAATTTCTCTACAAATAAATTTATAAGTGAAAAAATTTCTTTTCCAAAAATCGACGATGATTTTTTTTCCTATCTATCAAATAATAAAGAAAAGGAAGTCTTAATTTATTTGGAACCAGATGAAGTTTTAAGATATGGTCAATCTATTATTAGTGAGATTTATGAAAAAGAATATTTGAAATACTTAAAACATAATTTTATTTTAAATAAAAATTACTTCTCAAAGAAAGCATTAAATATATGTTTTCATATTCGGTCTATAAATCCTGAAGATATTTCTTTTATAGAATGTAGAGAATATTTTGATAATAGACAAGATACAATATACCTTAATTTACTTAACAATTTGAAGAAGGTGTGTTATAATCAAAAAACTCATTTGCACATTTACTCACAAGGAAGTAAAGATAACTTTTTAAATATTATTAACCTGAGTGAAAATAAATTTGAAATAATTTTGCATTTAAATGAAAATCCTGTAAGTGATATTTACCATATGTCTCATGCCGACTTATTGATTATGTCAAATAGTTCTTATAGTTGGGTCTCTCATTTATTAAATTATAATCCAACTTTAGTGAGAGATAACTTTTGGCATTCAACCTATCCAAATACTCTTAAATTGGATTCAGATTATTCATTTAATACTGAAAGATTGAGGATTGTATAGATGACTATTTCTTTTAATACTCTTGGAGAATTTGGAAGACTTGGAAATCAAATGTTTCAATATGCTTTTTTAGTTGGTTTGCACTCTAAGTATGGATATGAAATTGCAATTCCTCCAAGTACTTTTAAAAATGCCTGGATACATCATCAGTTGTTTGAAGCATTTGAATTAAAGACTTTAAAGAAAGAAAATATTATTCGCATCGATAGGAAAAATTTTATAAAAGAAAGACAGTTTCATTTTGATGAAAATATTTTTAATAATGCATCTGATAATACTGACTATCTTGGTTATTTTCAAAGTGAAAAATACTTTGAACACTGTAAAAATTTAATTAAAGAGAATTTCACTTTTTTACCTCATATTCAATCCAAATGTCTTGAGTTTATATCTCAATTTAAAAACAAAACGCTTTTAGCAATACAAGTGAGGAGAGGTGATAACATAGGAAGACCTCATGAATTTCCAATACCTAACGAAGAATACTTTCAGAAATGTTTTGATCTTGTTGGTAACTACGATTATGCAATAGTATTTTCTGATGATTATGAATGGTGCAAGAATCAAAAAATATTTTCAGCGAACAATATTCTTATTTCCAAGTCTTATGATCCTGTAAATTACAATAAAGATACTAATCTAGTTTCAAATAATTCAAATCTTTATGATCTTTGTTTAATGTCTATGTGCCAAAAACATATTATTGGTAATAGTTCTTTTGGTTGGTGGGGTGCATGGTTGGCAGAGAGTCCTGTGGTCTGTTATCCAGATCCTTGGTTCGGTGAATCTCATATGAATAATCTTCATGAAGATTTTGAAGTTATGATTAATTTAAAAGATTTATTTCCAGAGGATTGGAATCGAGTAATATATAATATATAAAATTAAATTTTTTTACATATATTTTTTGGGATTTTAATAAATGAGAAAACAAATTGATTTTGATTTTATTAATCAAAAGTTATCAACAGGTCTTAAACTAAGATTTGATATCGGTTTATCAACAAACATGCCAAACTCAATTAATTGGTTGAGTTCTGATAATGATGTTTTTGTTATTGGTATTGAACCTCATCCAAATAATTTTAGATCTTGTGAAGAATATCTAAACAATTCTCCTTTTAAAGGTAGGTGTTATCTAATTGAGGCGGCTGTTGATAATGTTCAAAGTCCAACTCAAAAAGTTTTTTATGGTCTTGGAGGTCCAGCAACTGGATATGACTCCGGAACATCTTCTTTAAGAAAACCAAAAGGAAGATTTGTTAATAGTATTGATGAGGTATATAATGTAGATGTAATACCATTACGTTATATACTTGATAATATTCAATATGATTATATCAATCTTCTTAAAACAGATACTCAAGGAAATGATTTAAATGTTTTAAAGAGTTTGAATAATCATTTAAATCGAGTTTATGATATATACGCAGAATATGATGAATCTAATGATTATGAAGGTGGCAATACTGGAGATGAACTAGATCAGTTTTTGTTTCAAAACAACTTTGAAAAGTATGAGTCGATTACTGCACCATCTAGAAATAATAAAGTAGAAGATTGTAAATATAAAAATACACAATATTCTTTATATTCATATACGGATAAATTTAAAATTTTAGTTTCAAAAGAAACCCAACAGCAAAATTCAAAAACTTGGTTGGATGATAATCTTAATGAAACCATATGTGAACTTGATGTAATTAATGAGTTTATGAAACATATTCAAGATGATTATACTATCTTGGATATAGGGGCTCAGAGTGGATGCTTTACATTATTATCAAAGTTTTATCCAAAAACACTTTGGTATAGTTTTGAACCAGATTCTTGGAATTGTACTTTACTTAGACAAAACTTAGAATTAAATCAAATAAAAAATGTAATCGTTAGTGAAGATGCTTTATCTGATAGGGTTGGAGAATCTAACTTAAAAATATGTCATTCTCATAGAGGACTTAATACCCTTGGTGAAAATCCAACTAGATTTACTGGAGACGATTATTATGATTATTTGGTGAAAACAAATACAATTGACAATCTATTTTTAGATACGAAAATAGATTTAATAAAAATTGATACAGAAGGTTCTGAATATAATATAATAATCGGAGGTATTGAAACTATTAAAAAATATAAGCCAAAAATACTTTTAGAATACTATGATCAAAATTTGCAGCAATGTGGAAGAACCTTAGATGAATTAAATTCTCTCATCCAAGAAATAAATTATGAGATAATTTGGGGGTATGAAGGGTCCAATGTAATTATCCAGCACAAAGATTCTTGATGTAAAAATATGAACGTATCATTAATTACCGCATGTAAAAATCGTAATAAACCACTATCAATTTCTTTACAATCTTGGTTGCTTTTTGATGAAGTTAAAGAAATTATTATTGTTGATTGGAGTTCTGATGAACCATTAAGTCATCTTACAGAATTAGATCCAAGAATAAAAGTTATTACAGTACCAAATAAAAAATATTTTAATCAACCACAACCTTTGAATCTAGCTGCAAGTATTGCAACGGGGGATTCAATTATGAAGTTTGATATTGACTATATTATTAATCCATATTATAATTTCTTTAAGGCTTATCCAATTGATGAAAATACTTTTGTTTCTGGTAAACCAAATTATCAGAGTCCAGAGTACTTAGAAAATGGTGTTTCTATGGTTGATTTTGGTCGAATGAATTTTGATCAAATTTATGAATATTGCAATATTTACAGTCCATATTACAAATCTCTGATTGGATTACTTCACATTACAAAAGAAAATTTCTTTAAGTGTGGTGGATATAATGAAGATCTGGGTGAATATTATGGATTTGAGGATGAGGAGTTACAAATTAGATTAGAATCCTTAGGATTAAATCATACAAAACTGAACTATGATCATAATTTAATTCATATTCCCCATCCAGATTCTAAAAGAACGGAACATTTTGTCGGAAACGATGAAAACGATGCTTATGCTATTCAACAAATGGAGAATAATCTGTCTCAGTATTATTCCGGAGAACAAGTAAAGTATCAATTGGAATATGCTATAGCACAATATCATATTATTAAAAATAAACAATATTTTTCTAATCCAGAAAATCATTATATTCCTCCAAAAACAAAATGGAATATTAAAAAAATAAACTCACAAAATTATATTGCAACTGAAATGAATAATTTAGAAAATTTCCCTCCAGTTTATTATGTCACACTTGAAGATTGTGTAGATAGACAAAAGCAATTAGAGGATCAATTTGCTAAGTATGATATTGTACCTAAAGCAATTAAGTCAAAAAGATTTTCAGAATCTGATGATGTAATTACTGGTAAGTATGTCTATCAACTTACTGGACCAACACAGGGATGTATTGTTTCTCATTTGAAAGCTATCAAGACTTGGTATGAAAGTGAAGAATCTGAGTATGCATTTTTCTGTGAAGATGATTTGAGTCTTAAGACTGTAGATTATTGGAATTTTACTTGGGAAGAATTTATTGAAAGACTTCCTGATGATTGTGAATGTGTTCAGTTAATGACTATTCGTGGTGATTTTGACGATGTAAATTTTAGAGATCGTAAGTGGGATGACTGGTCAGAAACTGCATATATTATGAATCGTGATTATGCTAAAAGACTGATTGATAATTATTGTATTGGTGATACATTCCATCTTGAGCTGAAAGATGTTGATGTTATGCCAATTGGTGAAAATATTCTTTTCACAAACGTTGGTAAAGTTTATACTTTCCCATTATTTGTTGAAAACGTTGAGATTCCAACTACAGATGTAAATGATCTTGAATTGGAAAATGGACAAAAACCGAATCATATATACGCTTCTGAATATGTTTATAATTGGTGGAAGAAGAATGGAAATATGAAAACTATTGATCAATTTATCGGGACAATTCCTATTAAAAAATCTTTTGTTATTTCTGGAGAAGAAACATCTGCAACTTCTATAGAAGATAGTTCTAAAAAAGAATCTAACTTTATTGATAAAACTGATTTAGAGCAGTTACTATACCAGTATTCTTTGGATACTGAAAATCCACATCACAACTTTAATCTTGGACTTTGGTATGAAAAACAGGGACATACTGCCCCTGCGCTTTCTTATTTCCTTAGATGTGCAGAGAGAGCAACTGATGATGATTTTGCATATGAAGCACTCTTAAAGAGTCATCACTGTTATGATAAACAAGGAACTCGTGATGGAACTGCTGTTTCTCTATTGCAGCAGGCTATATGTTTATGCCCAAAGAGACCAGAGGCATATTATCTTCTTGCAAGATTCCATGAGAGAAGGTCTCAGTGGAATGACTCATATAAGTATGCATCTCTTGGATTAAGTATTTGTGATTTTGATTCTAAACCTACTATTAGTAATATAGAATATCCTGGTAAATATGGTCTTCTTTATGAGAAAGCAATTTCTGGATATTGGTGGGGTAAAGGACAGGAAACACGCAAATTACTGAGAGAAATTAAGGAAAATTATGAAGTTGATCAAATTCATTTTCAATCTATTCAAGATAATTTAATGAGACTTGGTAGTGGTCACATACCTGAAGAAGTAATAAAGTATAATAAAAATAAATTTGATTCTTTGAAATTTAAGTTCCCTGGGTCTGAAAAAATAGAAAAAAACTATTCTCAGGCATATCAAGATTTGTTTATTCTTGCTATGCTCAATGGCAAAAAGAATGGACTTTACCTTGAAATCGGTGCTCAAGAACCATTCTATCAAAATAATACTGCTCTTCTTGAAACGATGTATGATTGGGATGGTATTTCAATTGAAATTCGTGAAGATCTTTGTAAAATGTTCTCAGAGCAAAGAAAAAACACAATTCTTTGTAAAGATGCAACGAAAATTGATTATGAAAAACTTCTTGATGAAAATAATAAAGGAACAGTCTATGATTATTTGCAGTTAGATTGTGAACCTGCAAGTACTACATTTGAAATATTAACATCGATACCATTTGAAAAATATAAATTTGCTATTATTACATATGAACATGATTATTCGGCAGATGCATCGTCTTCATATCGTTTAAAGTCCAGAAGGTATTTAAGTTCTCTTGGATATGAACTTGCAGTTAAAGATGTTGCTCCAAATGATGAATACACATTTGAAGATTGGTGGGTACATCCAGACTTAGTTGATCCAGACATTCTTTCTAAGATGAGATCGGTTGATGTTGATGTTACAAACGTTGTAAAGTATTTTTTTGAGTGAGAAAATTTTATGAATTTTATAATTTATTCTAAAGAAGGTTGTCCATACTGCGAAAAGATAAAAAAGGTTATGGACTTGACAAAATTGAATCATGTAGTTTATACTCTTAATCAAGACTTTACTAAGGAAGAATTTTATTCTGAATTTGGTGAGGGTACAACGTTTCCTCAGATAATTTGTGATGGCAACAACCTTGGTGGTTGCACTCAAACTATTAAGTTTTTGAAAGAACAGAATATTGTCTGATGACAAACATAAATAATACAAACCATATAAATCGTGGTATTGAATTAATACTTAGTGGAGGTAAAAGAAAGCAACCTAAAGATTTTCATATCATTTTTGAAAAGTTGGTTTGCTTTCTGAGAAGGGAAGTAACCATCTATTTTGAATTTTCCTTAAGTTTTAGGAAAAAATAAATTTACTTTCCCGGAGAAAAAAATGTTAGCAGTAAGCTTAGTTTTCGGATCATTTTTAACATTTTTGTTTTTTATTGTCGGGATAATGGTTGGATGGGTTGCTAGAGAATATATGTTGAGTTACAGAGAGATACCAAAATTTCATCCAGAAATGTACGATGAAAATGGAAATTTAATTCCAGACGAAATTTTAGCAGTAAGATTTGAAAACGATTATGACTACGACGAAAGCGAAGACGACGAATAGATCTAAAACGACAACTACCAAAGCAACTACGAAAGAAAATCAAGTAACAACTGATTTGCCAATTAATCCGTTTGCCTTTGAAGTTTTAAATTTAGTATCAAAACAAAGATCAAACGCCAAAAAAGTAGAGATTTTAAAGAAATACGAAGATCCCTCTTTGAAAACTCTTTTTATTTGGAATTTTGATGAGACTGTAATTTCTGTTCTTCCCGAAGGAGAAGTTCCTTATGCAAGCGTAGGGGAGCAGAATTCTTTTAGTGGAACTGTGAGTGAAAAAATTAGTGATGCCGTCAGTAAAATGGCAGAATTAAACTCCAATTCTTTAGGTGCAAATGATCAAGGATATTCTACTATTCGTAAAGAATATAAAATGTTCTATAATTTTGTAAGAGGGGGTAATGATGGTCTGAGTTCTCTTCGTAGAGAAACGATGTTTATCAATATCCTACAAGGTCTTCATCCACTTGAAGCAGAAATTATCTGTCTTGTAAAAGATAAAAAACTACAAACAAAGTATAACATTACAAAAGAAATTGTAAGTGAAGCATATCCTGATATCCGTTGGGGTAATCGTTCGTAAAATAAATTTGGAGTATATATTATGTCACAAAACATTACAGAGGTTGCTAAAAAAATACCTACTAAAAAAGAGAATCGTATGGATCATTGGACATCAGCAGAAAGAGAAACCTGCAAGACAAGATATAATTGTGAAATTTTGATTGAAAATGGATCTTATACTGATGTCTGCACCAAAGATGCTCCTAATGATGCTTATATAATTAAGTATATTGTAGATGAACAAGTTTGTTATGATCTGACTAGAGGATCACGCATTCGATTGTTTGATATGTATTGGGATAAGTTTCGTGAAAATCTTAAGTATATTGATTTTGGGTATGGTAGAGTAAGCCCAAAGTTGTGGGGATACCAAGCACCTAAATCTAAAAAAAGAAAATAATGGGAAAGCATTACCTACTTAACTTGTATGGATGCTCTTTTGTTCTTTTAGACGATGAGCGTTGTCTTATAGACTTATTGGAAAACGCAGCATCTGCAAGTGGCGCAACTGTAGTTCAAACTATTTCAAAAAAGTTTGATCCACAAGGCGTCACTGTTATTTGTTTGTTATCTGAAAGTCATATCAGCATTCATACTTGGCCAGAAGAAGGTAAAGCAGCAGTGGATGTCTATACTTGTGGTGACTGTAATCCAAAGATAGGATGTGATATAATCATTCAACAACTTTATGCATCTAATCATACGTTAAGTTATATTGAACGCTGAAACCAAAATCAACTTTTATTTACCAAAATACCCGAAAAAATTTTCGGGTATTTTTTTGCCCTTTAAGATTTTATAAAATTGTAACATTTTATACAAAACAAACTTGCTATATACCTTGAATAGGAGTATAATAATCTCCTACCGTTCATCCTATGACTAAGGCACTTTTGCTTTTAGCATGGGTTCCTCTTCTATTCGTTTCAACACCTCAAGCAATTGGTAATCCTCAGGTTGCCATTTCTTGTGATACTGCTCTGGAACTAATGGACATCGTTAAAAACGACGATGTAGTAACTCAAAAAATAGAAGATCGCCTGTTATTAGAACTCCGAAAGGATTTCACCACAAAGTGCTAAAATTGAATAGGACGGAAGTAAGCCGACGCGGAACGGATCGTTCATTCGCTATTCGCAAATAGCGAACGCAAACGCCGACTGAAGGAACGCTCTTTAACTTCAATTAAGGAGAAACCTAATGTCAAAAGTTGTATATCGTGGTATCGAGTATGATACCACAAATCGTCCAAATCAAACATTTAAAATTGAACCACATGTAGAAATCTACCGTGGATCTATGTTTTATGTTGATGAGAATGGAAACAAACTTCATATGGAGAAATCCAAGGGAGGTGTGAAGTGAATACTTACTTCGTTCGCTACCTAAAAGTTAAGGCAAAGAAGGAAAAACTTCTTAAAGATGCACAACTGAATATGGCAAAGCAACCTCAAGTTGCTTGATATGAGAGGGGACTTGATCCCCTCTTTTTTTTATGCTAAAATTGATTGAGAGAATTATAAGATATGGACAGAGACAAACTAAAACTTATTGTTCGTAATCTGGAACTTCTTGTCGATTCATTAAAGGCAGAAATTTATTCTGATGTTTCTGCTTACAAACATCCAGAGGAACCAAAACGACCAATTTTAGACTACGACGAAATTTTTGATGATGACGGTTATGCAGACTGATAGGGCAAGAAAACTTGTTAAAATGTTGAATAGGTTGCTAAAACAAGAACACTTATATAGTGAAGAGCAACTAGTGGAAATGAAAAAACAGTTGCGAGTTGTGAAAGAAGAACTTGCAGAACTAGAAGCAAAAATGTCAAAAGGATTTGGAAAAAAATGAAACCTATTAAAGCAAAAGATCTTCTTGAATTGGATAAAAATCTGGAAGTAGTAAAACTTCAAGGGTATCCAATTCCAGAACAGGTAATTTACCAGGCAGGAAAATGTGATTATTCAGAAACTCCTATCCATCATCAGGAAATTCCCACACCGCAGAAGTGTGGTGAGTGGATTGTTGATCAGTTATTGTCTAACGAGAGAGGGCACTGGGGACCCGTAGAGCACCCTGGAATCACTTTTTCGGTGTCTGGGTATGTCCACAACGTAATCGTCCAAGCAAGGACTCACAGGGTCGGTGTGACGTTTGATGTTCAGTCCCAACGATACACTGGTAAGAGAGTTGTAAAGGT